CAGCCAGGACTACAGCTTGTCGGTTACTGAGATTACTCAACTCCATTGTGTTAGCAGCCCTTGAATTTTCCAGAGCAACCTGTTGTTCAGCACTAAAGTTTATGTTAGCAATCTCAGATACTCTGGCTGCATTTTGTACTTTAGCTTGAAAGGCTTGATCAAAATCCATTTGCATGAATCTAGATCTTTGTTCAGCTTTCAACATAGCCATCTGTTGTTTGTTACCTGCATCAATTTGTGCGATAGGTAATGCTGCTTCCATAGCTGCCTGTATGATAGCCTGTCCTGCGAGAGATGAAGCACCAAGACCTCTCTCTGCCATTATTGCAGTGGCTCTACGCATAGATCCTGCAGCCCATGCAGGTGTGTTACCACCCTCAAACTGTTGCATAAGACCTGTTAGTTCATCTTGTATTGAAGCAGCCTGTACCTGTCCTGTTCCAAATGCTTGACCAACTTGTGCTTGGTCTACACCAGTACCAGTAATAACCTCTCCCTGTGGTCCTGTCTGTAAAGTACGAACAGGTGCTTGACCACCTGCTACCTGTTGTACAGTTTGAGCTTGACCCTGTGCAGCCTGAACGCCACTAACAGCAGTTGTGTCCTGTGTTTGACCTGTAACAGCCTGAGAAGGTGCTGCTGTTTGTTGAGGAAGTAAATCTTGTGTTTGTTTTTTAACGTCTGTAAATGTTGCAACAGGAGTAGCTTGATCTGCTGACATTGCTGTTGGTAGTTTAGTTACTTCAGCAGTGCCAGTTGTAGCAACTTCTGCAAATGGAGCTATGGGTGTAACCTGACCTGCATCTACTGGCATAAACTCAGCAGCGGTAGGCATTACCATAGAAGTAGGAGCTTGTATAGGTTGCATTGTCTGAGAGACAAGACCCTGCTGCATACCTTTAAATTGTTCAGCAGTCAAACCACCAGTCTGAAACCCTTGAACAACACCACCCTGAGAACCGCCCATAACTGCAGAAGCGGTTGTACCTGCTGTGTTAGTATTTGTTGTTCCTGTAGCAGTATTTGCTGCTGTTGTTGTAGTGTCAGCAGCAGGAGTAGTTGTACCAGTTACATCTGTTCCTGATTTCTTAGTTCCCTCTTTGTAGAAACCTGGAGGAACATAGGTAGTAGCTTTTCCATTAAACTCAGTAACAGGAATACGTTGTCCTAGATCATTGACATAGTATACAGTCCTGTAACCTGTGGTAATACTCTGACCTACTCCTGGTTGAGTTGTTACCAGTGATTGAGGAACTGCACCTGGAGTACCTGCATAATGAGACTTATATGTTACTTGTGATGGTACAGCAGAAACACCAGATGATTGAACTGGAGCAGAAAAAGTTCCTGTTGTAGGTATCTGTGTTTGTGCAGTTGTATCTGTTCCTGTCTGGTAATTAACAGGACTTACTTGCTGTACTACAGTCTGTGGAATATTAGAATCAACTGTAGCCACTTGTCCTGCACCTACTTGCTGAACATCTGTACTAGGTATAACTGAAACAAAATCAGAACCTGCAACATCATCATCTAAGTCAGTTCCTATAATATCATCAATAGTATCATCAACAGTATCATCAACAGTATCATCGACAGTATCATCAACATCAACAGTATCATCAACAATATCATCGACAGTATCATCAACATCAACAGTATCAGTAGACATACCTGCTTTTAAATTTTCAAAAGCACCTAAAACTCTAGTTATATTAGTATTTCTTTTTCCTTTTTTCTTAGGTGGAGTTGCTACTCTACTAGAGTTACCATCAATATCTATCTTCTGGATAAAGCTAGAGTTTTTACCTGATACAGCTAGGTACTGATTACCTTCAGCATCTGTGTGACTGTCATAAACAGCATACCCCCCATCACCTTGAGTAATAATATCGTCATATCTACTTCCTTTTGTTTCTACTCCTCCCAGTATCATAGGAGCATCTCTAGTAGCATCACTGTAATTACCAGTTCGTGTACCTTGTAAAGAATTATACTTCTTAAGTATAGTATTACCTGCAGACTGAAGCTCTTTTAACTTTGTACTTGCATCACCCCTACCTGCAAGTGTTTGACCATAACGGTCTTTAGCATTCATTATCTTGGAGTAGTCACCAGTTTGAGCAGCTTCTAAAATAGCTTTTTCCCTATCCACAGCAGCTTGAGCGTTTCGAGCATCTTCATCCGCATATCCTCTAGTGTCACCGTATATGTCTGTAACTTGTACTGTCATATCTTATTCCTTACTTTCCCATTGTCATCCACACCGCACCTGCAATAAACGTTAGCAGTGCGACAGTGGTTACTTTAACTACAGTTGACCAGACAGACTTACGTGTGTCACGCCATGCCTCTAGCAAACTTCTCATCTCTATAATATCTCTGGCAGCATCATCATCAAGTAGCCCAATAGAACGTAGTGCCTCTTTAGCACCACGCCTAGCTGCGTTGTCTAGCATTGTCTCTATCTCTTCTGGTGTCAATTTAATATCACTCATATTGTTATGCTATTGCGTAGAAGATGTAATCACCAGTAGTGAAGAAATTACCAGTAATCGTAAAACCTGAACTTAATGGATCAATTGCATCAGACGCACCATAACTATCTTCAGCATCATTTTTATCTAAAAGTAAATAGGGGTCATTCCCTGCTACAATTCCTCTAGTTGAATCAAACACAACCCAATTTCCTGTATCATTATAGCGTTTTAAAAGTATAAATCTTGCACCACTACTAAAGCCACAATCTACGTTAGTTGTAGAGCCGTTTGTGTGGCTGACGCTTCCCACCTTCGATACACCTGCTACGGTAGCGAAAAGGTAAGCTACATGACTTTCATTTGCTTGATTTACCCTATTAGAATTACCCACAGTAAATACTGAAGATGTAGGCGTTGTATTATTAAAGTAAGCACTATCGTTGGCACTTGCACCAGAAGTACCGTCTAGATCAAGTTTCTTTTGAGCGCCAATTGTTTTACTATATACTGCCCAAGAAGCTGTTCTATCTCTATTTTTTATCCAAATCATCTCAGGTACTACACCAAGATTATGAGTTATGTTTTGAGATGTATAGTAGTTGTTATTACCTGTGTAAGCAACCACATCAAAATACCCAGGTGCTCTCCTCCACATCCAACTTTGACGACTAGTACTTATTGTTGTTGAGCCAGAATACCAACCAGTTTGATGATCAAAAGTGCCATCATTGTTTGCTCCCTCAACATCATGTGTATCAGTCGTTATAAAGGTTTTTCCTAAAAGTCTAGTTCCAACAACAAAGTTACCAGTATTAGCTACTCTTCTTTGCCAAGCAAAATCAACAGGAAAACCTGCGGTATATTGATCTCCAGTAACAGTGTTATTGTTATCACTATGCGATGTGTCCATAGCAAAAACTTTAGTCGCATCATCTGGTACAGCCAGTGGACCTCTGCGTATTGCCATGTAGATAAATGTGTTACCGTTTTTGTTTGATGTATCTTCATTAGCCAAATCAAAACCTGTTGCAGTGAAGTTCATAGGTATACCACCACCTTCACTTGTATTTGAGTTTGGAAATAAATATTTATCATCGGCAGCGGAGCTACTTGTAACAACGCCCCTCATGCTATCAAGTATTACCCAGTTACTAGAGGAGCTTGCACTTTTTAAAAATATAAATTGAGGTTCAAAACCTAATGAAATAGATTGAGTGCTACCATTACCAGTGTAACTCCCACACTTAATAATATCAGCATCACCATCAGGGCCGAACTCACCGTCATTATTGTTGTGTGCGAATAGGTAGGCAACGTAGGTTGCACCATTGGTATTGCTAAGAGCGCCATCACCTACGGTAAAGTGAGTTGCTGTTGGTGCGGTGTCATAAAGAAACCCATCTCTGTTAGACTGAGCAAAGTTTTCATTTAGTTCAAGCCTATAATCTTCTGGATCATTACCACCGTTTGCACCACGATGATAAACAGCCCAATTCTCATTGGCACTTGTTTTCTTGAATATAATCATACCTGGAACTGATCCAAGGTTATGAGCCACAGTTTTACCTGCTGTTCCATTCCCAGTATACGTCACAATATCAAAAAACTTAGGGGCTTTGCGAAAACTCCAAGAGACGTAGTCATATGTGCTATCGTTCATATCATTACTAGCATCGTTGTTAAGAGCAAATCCTGTTGAGCTAGTAGTAAAAACATTAGACCCATTAAAAGTTTGTATGCCGCTAGTAAGATTAGTGCGTAGCTTTTTGCCACCTGTTGCACCACTTTCGCTGTCAAATAAAGAATGATTAGATGAAGTTGACCTATTTTTAATCCAAACCAAACCACCCTCGCCACTAAGGTCAATGTTGTTGGTGATCGTTTGTGTAGAGTTATTTCCCTTATACAAAAACGTGCTGAACACATCGTCTACATCAAGACCTGCACCACCTGCACCTGCAGTAGCTCTTTGCATCATTCTTGCAATGTTACTCATTCGTTATTATCCTGCTGCGTCAATTGCTAGAGCACCGTACCAGTTAGTGCCACCGTCTACTGTAATAAATACAAGCACGTCAGTCTCACCTGATGCAGGAGCATCTGGGGCTGTACCACCTGCAAAGTCTACAGTGTTTGGATATGTTATACTGTGTGATCCACCCGATGTAAGTTTAAGTGTAAAGCCGTAAGCTGTACCTGAAGCAGGTGGGTTACTAAATGTAAAGGTAGTATTACCTGATGTAGTTAAAGCAAATACGTTTCCGTTATTACAGTTTACTGTAGGTGATGTTCCTGATAGGGATACATATGTTTCAGCATAAGACTGTGCACGAGTCTTACCAGTACTGTCTGTAACAACTCTAGGATTACCATCCCCATCCGACAGCACGATGTTGTTGCTTGAGGTGCGGATGTCTAGGCCATTTTCGTTGCCGTCATAGCTACCTACGATTACGTTCTTAGAGCCTGATGTCATTGCACCACCTGCATTATGGCCTAATCCTGTATTATGAGTTCCTGTTACATCGCTAAGAGTACCGTAACCAAATGCTGTATTATTATTTCCACAGTTACCATTACCCAAAGCTGACCTGCCAACAGCGGTACACTGAGTTGCATCATCAATACCATCACCTGTTAATGCACCGATAAAAGTGTTATCTGTTCCTGTTGTGACTGATAGTCCTGCATTGTAGCCTACTGCCACATTATAATTATCTACATCAGCATTTTGTGCATTTAAAGCACTGTAGCCAATTGCTACATTTTTACGGCCTGTATCTTCTGTACTTAAAGCAGCATGACCCATAACTACATTTTCACTACCTGTGGTCAAAGCATCACCTGCAAGCGCCCCCACGAGGTTGTTAAGTGTGCCTGTTGTGATTGCTTTACCTGCTGAGTGTCCCACTGCAACATTAAAAGTATTACCTGCTGAAGAAGGATTTTGGTTCAATAATGCATCAGTACCAACTGCTGTAGCTTTGTCACCATTTGTATTTGTTGAAAGAGAACTATGACCAATAGCAACGTTCTGAGCCCCTATAGTTGTAGCACCTGCTGCATCTTTACCCACTGCAACATTTTTGTTAGCACCAGTCATAGCATCACCTGCTGCTGCACCGATAAGGGTATTCTCTGTGCCTGTAGTCATTCTTCTACCTGCAATGTGACCAACGGCTGTATTGTTACCAGTTGCCCCTGCATTTAAATCTTCTAATGCTTGATGACCTACTGCTGTATTTTGACCATGACCATCTTCGGCTCTTAATGCTTGAAAACCTACTGCTACATTCTCGGCCCCTGTTATGACATTCAGTCCTGCTTCTGCACCAAAAAAGGTGTTACTTGTACCTGTTGTGACGGAATTACCTGCGGTATAACCAACGGCTGTATTGTTACTATCGGTGGCGGTGGTGAAGTTTTGTGCTCCTAAAGCACCTCTACCTACGGCTGTACTCCTAGAACCTAAAGTATCTGACCCTAAAGCATTACGTCCTACAGCTACATTATTATCCGCATCAGTTAGAGCATCTCCTGCACCACCACCAATTAAGGTGTTATCTATGCCTGTTGTGACTGCTGTTCCTGCATTATGGCCTATAGCTATGTTATAATCACCACCAGATTGCAGACTGTCTAACGCAGTATCACCCAACGCCACGTTGCCTGTACCAGTAGGATAATTACCGTCTAGCTTTATTGTGCCGCCATCAACAGCTAAAGTATTAATAGTGGCTGTACCTGTAAGTGTTGCATTTCTAACACTTGCTATATCTTTGTTTGCATCTACGACTAGAGCCTTAGATGCTGTAACAGTACCTGCTGTAACACCGTCCAATACATCAAGCTCAGTGTCTGAGACACCTGTTGAAATATAGTCAGCTAAATCTCTTGCTCTAGTCATTAGTTAAAGTCCTTTCAAGTTAAACTGCTATGCAGCCTCTTTTTCCTCTTCTGCTAGTTTAGCAGTTAGCATATTTACAAACGCATCTCTGCCCACACGTAACTGATCCATATTGAACTGTGCTGTGTTGAGCTTTCTTTCTAAGTCAGCAATATGGTTGACCATTGTTTGCTGTTCTGGAGCCATATCCTCAATGATATACTCTTTGTCGTTTATAGTGATTGGGGTCTTTTTATCTTTTCCCATTGTACCATTCTCCTTTGTGTTATGGTTTTGTAGGCCAGTCATCTTCTTCTAGGTTAGGCCAGTTTTTGTGATCAGGTAGATCACGTAATGCTTGTCTGTATGTCTTCATACTATCTGACATAGTTACATCAGACAAGGCATAAAAGTCTGTATCTGCAAGTTTGGTGTCTCTAGTTGATCTGTTTGATGCAGCAACATTAGTGTCTAGTGTAGATTGATAAGCTGCTTCATGTTCTGCTTTAGTAGTCTTCTTACCATCTTCGTCAGTTGTATCAGCAAACATGTCTTTAGCTACGTACTTCTCAACCCAGTTGCCTTTGCTGTCTTGCTCTACACCATCACGCACACTTGTTTGATATGCAGTGGTTGTAGCAGCAGGAGATGCCAGTACTGGATCAATATTCATTGCGTCACAGACGTTGCTTGTCCAGACCCTTGGCAGAGACATATTAGGAAATGCTGCTCTCCATTGGCCTTGTGTTTTAACTTCACCTGTTTTTCTTTCACGATATTCTGACATTAGTTGATTCTCCTTTCGTCAGTTGATTTGTTATGCGATTGCGTAGAAGATAAAGTCATCACCGCTACCATTAAACGGACTATCTCCAGGCAGATTAAATCCAGATGAATGTGGAGCAATATAGTCTGCGCTGTTATCTGACTCTGTAAACTGTGCGTCAGTGCTATTTAATTTAAGTATTTTATCAGTTTGACCAGAGCTTATTCCTCTAACGCTATCTGCAATATACCAACTGTCTGTTCCGTCATAACGTTTAACAAGGACAAACCTACTTCCTGATGAAAAACCACAATCTATATTTTGACTAGAGGCTGTTCCAGTATAGCTTCCCACCTTGGATACACCTGCTACGGTAGCGAAAAGGTAGGCTATATGAGCTAAATTATTCTCATTAGTATCGTTTGACGTGCCAAGTGTAAACACACTAGCTGTAGGCGTTGTGCTGTTCCATGCAGATGTAAGAGTAGCTGACGCAGCTGTTGCATTTAGTTTTAAAGCTTTAGTATTTCCTAGCGCAGAATGATACACTCTCCAATCGCTAGTATAAGGCCGCTGCTTTACCCACATCATCTCTGGTACTGCACCAAGGTTATGGCTTACAGTATGCCCTGCTGTTCCGTTTCCTTTGTAAGTAACCACATCAAAATAACCAGGTGCTCTTCTCCACATCCATGAAATATCATTAGTATCTGCGTTACTTGCTTCTCTGTACCCATTATTGTAATCAAAAATAAATTGACTTGATGAGCTTTCAGCATCATTCCCATCTGTTTTCAAAAATCTACCCGAAATAAGTCTTGCAGAATTAAACCACTGATGTACTGCATCTGTTCTTTTTCTTATAGCCATATCCACAACAAAGTTACTAGTATGTGCAGGATCTGTTGTAGAACCACCTGACCCTTTATCATCAATAGCAAAAACCTTAGTCGCATCAGTAGGTGCAGCTAGTGGGCCTCTGCGAATTGCCATGTAAATGAAAGTAGCATTAGAAGCATTTATTCTTGAGTTAGCATTTATGACGTTAAATCCATTAGCATCAAAATCAATATCGTTGTTTGCAGTCTCTGTATCACTAGTGTTTGGCTCCAGAAGATTTGTTGTCCCACCTGTCGCCACACCACGCATAGCATCAAAGATTTTCCAATCGCCAGTATCGGTGGTTGCCCTTTTAATCATAACCCACTGAGGTTCAAATCCAAGATTAATACTGAGGCCATTTCCAGAACCATTTCCAGTATAACTCCCACACTTAATAACATCTTGATTACCATCAAGGCCGAACCCACCGTCATTATTGTTGTGTGCGAATAGATAGGCTATGTAGGTTTGACCTTCTTCGTTTGTTTGGTTATATGCAATAGTAAAATAACTGTCATTTACAATTCTTACTGTGTTTGCATCAAGCCCGTTTTTTGCACTTGTATCATCTAAATATAAAACATCTCCTGTTGACATACTTCTATGAGCAACTTGCCAACGGTCACCATTTTGTGATACTTTTTTAACTATGATCATGCCTGGAGTGCTGCCCAAATTGTGAGAGATTTGCTTTGAGTGATTTGTTGTGCCGTCTCCATCTGACCAAGTTACAATATCAAAAAACTTAGGGGTTTTGCGAAATGTCCAAGAGGTGTAGTCTTCGGATGAAGAGTTTATTGACCAACCATTATCTGCTTCCAAAGTAAAACCTGTAGAGGTAAAATCGTTAAAACCACCATCTATAGTGTAATTTCCACCAGTAGCATCTGAACGTATCATCTTTGTGTTACCTCTTATGGTATCAATCAGCCGATGCCCTTCGTTGCCTGTTCTTTCTTTAATCCAAACCAGACCACCTTCGCCACTAAGATCAATGTTGTTGGTAATTGTTTGTGTAGAATTATTTCCACTCCATAGAAACGTGCTGAACACTTCATCCACATCAAGACCTGCACCTGCTGCAGCACCACTACCTAAAATTTGCATCATAATGCCTGACATTAACTTACATTCCCTGATAACACGCAGACAGTTCCGCTTATAAATAGTATCGTACAGACCCCTCTAGTTGCAAGCGTCACACTGTTTACGTCTCCGTCTGTTCCTGCAATATACGCAGTTGAAATAGATAGAGTAATAGTACGATCACCAGATGTATTGTTGAATATAGAAACCGCATCTCCTGCTGAAAAGGTACTGTTTGGAACGGTTATTGATCCACCCGATCCAATGCCTATGAAGTTTCCTACGTCACCAGTGGTCAACGTATAGCTAGATGTTTTGTCAGAACCAGACTTAGGAATAGCTCTTACATTACCGTCACCATCAGTTATTGTGCCTCCAAAGTAACCATCTTTCCATCTTGCAATAGGATCACCAAAGTCATCTGTGTTATCTGATCCTGCTCCTGTCGTTGTGCAAGGAACTACACGATTTGTATTAAAATCAAACCTTAAACCAGTGTTTGCTGATGCAATAAATACATCGTTTAATTCAATGCCAATACGCCCACGCAGTGTTGAGCCTTCGTATAAATGAATCATGTCACCTTCATCAGTAATTCTACTGACTGATAATGGCGTTGTATTTGCAGCATTAATCTCGACTCGACCTGTGCTTTCTATAGAAGTTCCTGCTGTTCCTACAGTGCTTGTGGTTTTTCCAACAATGAAATTACCGCTGCTGTCTATTCGCATACGTTCTGTAACGGTTGCTGTTGCCCCTGCTGTACCGCTTGGTGCGTTGGAAAATATTAATTGAGCACCACCAACACTTAAAATACCTGCTGTTGTGCTGCCCTCTCCATATTTATAATTTGATCCATCATAAAACAGATTTGAACGCATATCAAAAGTTGGGTTGTCAGTCCTACCTGCAAGACCACTACCTTTGTAAGCAACATCAAGTCCTTTATATGTGCCACCAAAGCCTGATATATCAGAGGTTGCAAGACCAACATTACCGCTGCTGTTGATGCGCATACGTTCTGTTAAAGAAGAACTGCCATCTGCTTTAGTAAGTATTGTTACATTAGCACCTCTTTGCCCTGAAGTACTACCATCAGCAGCACTTCTAATTGATGCCATAACTTTATGCCCTGAACTTTGGTAATGACCAACAAAGTTAATATCACCAATGCCACCAGTATCAGCATTTTGATTATCGCCTATTTCAATAAAGCCACGTCTATTGCCAGAAGTTTCAATTACTGATAAGCCTACATAAGATGTGCCATTGCCAGAAACATCTGGACTAGACGTCCCAATCCCAACATTACCACTACTGTCTATGCGTAGTCGCTCAGACCCATTTGTTTCTATAGTAACGGTATCAACAGCAGGGAAACGTATCGCTGTGTTTGTGTCACCACTGTGAACAATCTTATCGGCAATCGTTACATCACCAGTAAACGTAGCAGTTGTACCTGTTAGTCCACCAGTAAGTGTACCACCTGATAGAGGTAGTTTAGCATTTACATCAACTTCACCACCCATACCACTATGGTTTGTACAATAGTAATATAAAGTATTTGGAGCATCTTGTTCTAGTTTAACTTCTGTGTAAGCTCCTGCAGAACCTGGAGTACCTACTGCTGTTACACCTGTAGTAAATGCACTACCACCACCATGTGTACCATTTGAAGTTGTACTTAATCGTAGTGGATGTCCTGAGTTGCTGCTATCTGACTGATCAAACCTATATGTTATTGAGGGTCTAAGTTGAGCTAGTTGCTGTACTGTTCCATCAAGAGCATACTTGTTACCACCAGAGTTTACAACAGTAACTGCAATTGTTGCATAAGGTTGTTTAGCAGCTAAAAGATCATCAGTTTCTGTTTTAGTATAGTGAGTGGCTAGTGTAAATGTACCGTAGGCTACAATGTCTACTATATCATTTACTGCAGCACCAGAAGCTAATACAACTGAAGTACCGTTTGTAGCAGTAAAGTCTGTACCTGCTAGTAGTTTTACACCATTAAGATAAACATCTACAAAACCAGAATCGTATGTAGCTGCAAAAGAAGTTTGACCTGCAGTAGCTGTATAAGTGTTACGACTTGAAGTTCCGTTTACAGATGAACCTGCTGCAGTAAAACCAGAACCACCATAAACCTGCATAGAGTTTGTAGTAGTATTAAAATAGAGAGTTCCTACCTGAAGAGCATCACCGTCATTGTCTGTACTAGGGGCAGATGACTTAGCACCAAGGTATCTGTCATCAAACGAATCAAAACTGGCTGCTGCAGAGGTTGCACTAGAAGCTGCTCCTGTTGCACTACTTGCTGCTGCAGTGGCACTTGAAGCAGCGGCTGTAGCACTAGAAGCGGCTGCTGTAGCTGACGTTGCTGCTGCAGTACCTGATCCCAGAATACTATCAACATATGTCTTGGTTGTCAAATCTGCACTTGCACTAGGTGTATAACTAGCAGTAATTTTGTTACTACCTGCTGCTACTGCACCTGTTAGAGTACCACCTGCTAACGGTAAAAATGTATCTGTAGTGTATTTTTTAGTTGCTGCATCTTGATCTGCTGTAGGATCACCTAGTCCTGTAATCTTAGATGTACCCATAGCGATAGCACCAGACATTGTACCACCTGCAAGCGGTAGCTTGGTAGCTATACTATTTGTAATAGTTGTAGAGAAGTTTGGATCATCATTCAGGGCTGCAGCTAGTTCGTTTAATGTGTCTAGTGTACCTGGAGCAGAGTCAACAAGTGCAGCTACTTCTGTGTCAACATAATTTTTAGTCGCAGCATCCTGTGCATTACTGGGATCAGTAACGTTAGCAATTGTTGTACCTGTAACGTCTAGAGTTCCGTTGACTGTTACGTTAGCAAATGTAGATGTACCAGAATTAGCTGTTACGTTACCTGTAACATTACCAGTGATATTACCTGTGATGTCACCGTCTATATCCCCTGTAATATTACCTGTCAAATCCCCAACAAAGCCTGAGCTTGCTGTAATAGTTGTACCTGTTATAGCAGCAGCACTTGACGCACCGATAATAGCACCGTCAATAGCGCCACCATTAATATCAACAGTAGCTAATGTAGCTTGCCCAGTTGTCGATATAGTTGTAAAGCTACCTGCTGCAGCACTAGAAGCACCAATAATTGTACCATCTATATTACCGCCATTTATATCTGCAGTAGTTACAGTTGTTGTTCCAGAAGCTGTTAAGTCTGTAAATGTACCTGCACCTGCAGAAGATGCACCTATGGTAACACCATCAATTGCACCACCGTTAATATCAACAGTAGCGTGAGTAGATGTCCCTGAAGTAGTAAGGTCTGTAAATGTACCTGCAGCAGCCGTTGTGTTACCAATGGTAGTATTATCCATAGTACCAGAGTTAATGTCTGCAGATGTTATAGTAGCTACACCTGTAAAGCTAGAAGTACCTGTCACTGCTAGAGTGCTTGCAAGGGTAACTGCTCCTGATGCACCTATTGTAGTAAAGCTACCTGCTGCTGCAGAAGATCCACCTATTGATGCTCCATCTATTGATCCCCCATCTATGTCTACAGAGTCAAAATAACCAATACCATCAATGTACAAATCTTTAAACTTAAGTGCTGATGTACCAAGATCAATATCATCATCAGTTACAGGAATTATAGCACCATCTTGAATACGTATCTGCTCTACTGCTGCTCCACCCACTTCACTAAAGAAGCCTATACGGTTGTTACTAGTATCTATAACAACTTTGTTTAGTGCATCACTGTCAGCTATCAGAGGTACGTAACCACCTTCAGTAGAACTACCGTCATGCTTGTGTCCAGTAGCTAAAGCAAAAGCATCTCGTAGAGCATTGTACTCTGCGTTTACTGGTGCAGCTTTAATAATCGCATTAGCGATAATATCGGCTGCTGATTGTCTTGAATAACCTGCCATTTTATAACCTATCTCCTACCCCAAATGTAATCACTAAACCTTGTATACTATGTGATGCACTTGTGTCATTAGTTACGAATTTTAAAGATGCGGATTTACCTGATCCTGAAATATTAGTTCTCTGAACTGGGGATGGATTCCCATCAAATATTGCAGTGCTGTTATATGTTGCTTCGTTAAAGAAAGCTGCTGCTCCTATTGTAGATAAATTAAAGTTAGTAGGATTTAAAGTATCTACGTCCTCATAGTCGTATACTGCTGACATCACTATTGAGTTGTCTCCTTCAGAACGTAAGTATGTAGCTACAGTGTAAAATACTTTACGTTGTTCTGGGTCTTGCATATGGAAGAAAGGAGTTTGAAATATACTAAATATTGGATCTCCACCAAAACTATTACCTTGTTCTTGTTGTTGTACTTTACCTGTTGAAGTACCGTGTATAACAATTTCGTTTTGTCCTATGTAACCGCTGTCTGCACAAGTAGCTGTAATACCTAACATCTGACTGTATTCAAACTGCAGACCGTTAGGTGTTTGTCTAAAACCGCCTATAATACCTTGAGAATCTGCTCCTGCAAAGAAATATCTAAACTGTGTTTTCTGTCTAATTACTACTGCATTTAAACCCTCAAGGTCAATATCAAAAATAATGTCTGTAAAAATAGACTGAATGTCTTTTGATATTGTTTCGAGATTAACATCTCCTATCTTATCTGTACCAGAAATAGGACGTAGACCATCTTGTGATAAGAATAATAAGTCACCACCAATTTCTATAACACTATCTGTAGCTAAACACCCAAGGTCATCTGTAACAGTCTGTAGTGTAAAGTTAGCTAATGCAGTACCACCTAATTTTTTAATGTTAGTTGCACCAAATATAAACAGTTCGTTTCTAAATGATTTGATAGCAACTATAGGAAAACCTACATTTATTACTCCTGCACCATCATTAGCAGCAAAATTTGTTTCTGCTAGTGGAGCACTAAAAAAGAGTTTAGTTGGGTGTGCAGGATCACCTGCTAAGAATAAATGATTTTGAAATATTGCAGAAAACTTTGGGTCAGTAGGAGCATCATTATGTGTAATCTGTGTGTAAGTTGTTCCATCATAAGTAGCTGCAGGATTTATACCATCTGTTAAAACTACCTTTGGTGTAGCAAAGTTAAGTCTAGAGAATCTAACTTTGGTTACTCCTACCATTGTAGGTGAACCTGCAGTCGTTACAGCATCCCAAGCTGAACTAGAGTTATTCCATTTATGTAAGTAGTTGTTACCTGATGATGGTTTTCTACAAGCTAGTATGCCATCGTTTATACCGTCTGCTACACAAACACCAAGGACACTTCCTGTTCCTGTAACTGTGCCGTAGTTATTAGCAAACCCACTTATCTTTCTGTAACCACCAGTAACAGCAGGTTCGTAGTTAATAAGCGCAGTAGCAGACCCAGGCTGTGTCTCACCCTGAGATAACACATCCCTACTAGTATTTAGTCCTCCCTGACAGAAAACTTTAAACGAGGCTAGATTATCTGGCATTAAAATACTCTACCTAGTACTTGATTAGAAGAGTTGATCCTATCAACAACTGTTGATCTCACTCTTAGCTGTTCATCTACAAGAACTCTTCTCATAGCTTTAATACCGTCTTCAAAGTTTTGTTGGTGCATTGCAGCACTCTGCTCATTAGACCTAAACCTCATCATGTACATCATAGCGCCATCAATAACTACGTGATTAAACCTATCTGGTATAACAGACGTATCATTGAAGGCTGATAAATCAGAAGGAAACTTCCAATAAACATATTCTATTTCGTAGGAGTTATCAGGTATTGGTGTCAATCCAAACTTTTCTTCATTAGTCTGATATATTAGAGTTGGTGAAGATATGCCTGTTGCATCTCCTGTATCATCAAAGTGTCTGTACTTTTGAATGTACTCATCATACGTAATTGAAGGTAAGTGCATTGGTGTATTATCAACAGACGTTAACTTCTTAATATAAAAAGTTTCCCAGTCTGCACTAGAATAATCATCAGGAAAAGAATACTGCCTTGTTCCTGCTGATAGTGTTTGTGTATTAGTTGTTTTTAAGAATGGAAACTCTTGTCCTGTTTGTATTATATTTCTAATGGAGTTATTAATAGCATCTTTAGCTAAAGCCTGAACGTTACGTACAGTTGTAAAACCATCACCTGCAGTGTCTAGTGTGACTTCGTTTAAACGTGTTAGCAGTTGATTTGTTAAGACTACATAAGTTGCCATGAAAAAATCCCTTAGATAAACTTAAAGGGGGCAAGTTTCCCTGCCCCCTTAAATTAGTTATGCAAGTGTATCACGATCTACTTCTTGAGCAGTACCGTCATTACCCCGATCTGTACAGTCCATCATAACTGCCCAGATGCGCAACTTACCTGTAGCAACTGCACCACCAGATAGTGTAGCAATTGTTAGGTCAATGTTGTCATCCGCAGTAGTCATCAATGGTTGATATGCTGCTGCATTTTGAGCAACAACTCCTGCTGCAGATGTTCCATCAAATGCATCTACAAAACAATCGGCATCAGCCCCTGTTCCTAGATCTAAAGTTAATGTAGAACCATCAGACTGAGTATCAACTTCGATACCTGCATTAATGATCATAGTTCCTTTTTTGACAGCAATCACTGGAATGACATCAGAAGCAGCTAGTGCGCTACCTTTGTCAGACAAAGCAGTTGCTAAATTCAAAACAGTTTGAACCATGTAGGGGCTTCTGCCTGGGGTAGCATTGGCTCCCCTTGCAGCTTGAAGTGTATTATCACCTAATGCCATAATTTATTTCTCCCTTACGCTGCGTTGTATTTAGCAGTTACGATTGCTTCTGGACGAAGAATCTTTCTGCCGTATAGATGCATACCACGAACAATGTCAGCAAAGCTGTCAGGATCACGGTAAGTTTCAGTCTTGCTGATCTGCTCCGCTGTTGCGACTGCAGAATCATGACCTGCAACAATAACACCAAAGTTAGTGTTTTGGTTTGCAGAGCCTGTAGTTCCTGAACCTGTACCTACTGAAGGAAGGTTTGAGGAAGTATAGAGTCTGAAGCCATGCATGTTGTTCA